TGATTATTTCCATAAATTAAAACTCCGCACCAGGTAAGCTACGCGCTTCGTTAATATCGTCCTTTTCAATCCATTTCTTAGCGTGCATATCCATTACGGATATAGCGGCAACTGGCGCATAATTATTTACTGAGTGGATGTGAAAAAGTTGATTTCTGGTAAAAATCATATCGTCATCGGTTATATATAACCAGTCGCCACGTTTGCCAACAACAATGTGAGATCTGCCCAAGCTGTCTTTAAATTCATAATTGCAGAAAACATCATCGTTAGGGACTTCAACAAAACAGCACGCAATAAATTTAGCGCTTTTCATAATTACACCCTTTTGATTTGATGGGGCCATCCGGCCCCGTGTTTTATTCTTTTTTGTCTCCTTTAAATCCTAAACACTCCGCGTATTCGTCAATGCTTAATGCTTCTTCACCTGGTGCCAGTAATTCGAAGTAGCGGGCGTACAGTTCGAAAACCCAGGCCGGATATTTAGCGTTAGCGTTCATGGTTTCCCCCCTTATGCCATGCGTGCGAATTCAAGTGATTTGCATTCGTAGTCTTCCTCTGCCTGCATCACCACGTTGTTAATCATATGGTTTGCATCATCGAAGCCGTATTTTTTGGCGAATTCATCAGCACCGCCTTCGTGGTCATGCTCTGCGTTCATCGCTTCTACATAGTGGAACTCAAGATTGTTCAGGTAGGGACTAGAAACGCCGTCCTCTTTTTCAATCAGATCCCAAATTGCATTGAAGCGGGCTTCTGTTTCTTCGTTAATCCAGCGTTTCATTTTTCTACCCTCCGCATCGTTCTCTCTTCAGCTTCTTTATAACAAAATGGCACTGCCGAAACAATGCCATTTTGTATGCCTCGTGATGTAGATCACATTATGTTTCTTCTGTGAAAGTAACCATCATCATCCCGTCCGAACTACGGACAACGTAGCGACCAACTCCCAGGCGCGGCTCCGCATACCATAAGTGACCGTAAGTATCAGTCACGACGATAAACGGCAATTTAGGCGACAATCCCATCGGTTTTTCAGCCGTATACTGTACGCCTTCATCAAAACAGCCCAATTCCGATTCGTTACACGTTAAAATCATTTTCATACCCCTACATACGAAAACGCAGCAAAAGCACCACCACCAGCACGCGCATAAACAAGCGCCGTGCCACAACCCATCTTATAAAATCGCCATAACTGCCCCTGGTCGTCAGTAATGGCATGAATATATTCCTGATCCTTTGCGTCAACCAATGCCGCGCCAACCTCGTAGATCTTGCCATTCTTAAAAAACGCGCTGCATCGTGAGTATGTGCACTGGTATCTCTGATTCTGTCTCATAACACTACCTCACCACTTAACAAAACGCGCCATCACACGATTATCAAAACTACCCTTAACAACCCCTTTTACGTAATCGCCGTAAAATTGCCACGCATCGCCATCATTATCTTTTACATAATGAATACCGCCAGCGCCGCGCTCGCACCCATTAAGAAGATCAACGCTATATAGTTCGCCAGTAGTAAAGCACGTAGTGTCAGAATAAACGCATCTTGCAAACATAATCAGAAAACCCCTTTATAATCGACCGTGTATTTCGCTATCAGATTCCAGTCGCAATAATTAAGCATGTCTCTCGGTTGCCAGCCTTTCATTTCGACCGCCCGCCGCGCAGCGTGACGGCGATAATCATCGTTATAGTCAGCTATGCACCACGGCTGGAGAACAAACATATAATTTGCTTCATTAACCAGGATCGCTACCCGCTTTCCTGTCGCCTTGTCTTTTGCCCTGAAATAATTCACTTTCATTTTAATACCTCGTCGATTAACATTTCTTCTTCCAGGTTAGCCGGACGTTTACGAAATATCCCGGCAAAAACCAGATCTTCGAGTAGGTCTTTACGCTTAAATAACCACTCTTTCATTATCACCCCGTCGTCGCTGCGATATACGACGCCGCTTTTCAGAAAATAAAAAGTGCGGCTATTGGTCTGTAGGTAGAGATCTTCGTAAACGTCCATACCGTTAATCCTCTACAATCTCAAGACCGCGCCCCTTATCCCCGACGAAATCGCCCAGGCTGAACGTATACGACCACGCCGGATTGATGTAATGGTCATCAGCACCAGCAGCAATGAGATCAGAACCATTAATCATGCAAGTAATCTCATCGCTATGGACGACATTAACGACCTTACCAACAACCTGTTTTAATGACGGGTATCCGTGATCGTGCAAGAATTTAACTTTCATTCGTCTGCCTCCCAGCGGTCTATGCTGATTAAAAAGTCCCGGATAGCGTGTCGTTCGTCACGCGTTGGCTTGCGCTTACGGTAAATCTTAAAGTCAAACCATTCTTTTTCTTGTTCGAAATCCAGGTCGTAAGCAAGCGCCTCAATATATCCGCAGTCGTGATACTGGTACGCCACGCCAGCACGAACAAAAAAGCGGGTTTTATCCCGCTTGTGTTCATAAATACGCATATTTACCCCGTTATGCAGTTGTGTAGCTGTCTACCAGCTTTTCATCCTTCATTCTGGCAAGCTGTGCGATGTTCATCGTGTAGCCGCCATCAGAGAAAAGCCACTCCGCCGCCTTGCGACGAAAAGTAATATCATCATGGTTGCGCGTCCATGTGGCGATCACCACGCGCTTTCCGTCAGTGGCAAACATAGATAATTCGTTATCAACCACGTCGATAGCCTGCCAGATTTTTAGCTCCATGATTTATCCCCGTAAATTTTGAATAATTCCCGTGCTTCCTGATCTTCGAATAACTTCATATGCAGATCATGCAGGCGGCGCATTGTTCGGAAGCGCGGTCTGAATTCCTGGCTTCGTTTAATGTATTTATCGCCAATTGAATAAATATGACCGTATGAATACCATCTATTCCCGACCCAAATTAGATAAATTTCACCCTCATAATTAAATTTGATTGTAAGCTCGTCAACCTCCATTATTAATCCTTTATCGATGATATCATTCAGCATGTCGTCCCATTCTTTGAGGAATTGTTGCTGATACATGCCAAAAATTGTATTTGCAGCGTGGCAAAGGTAATCAAGGATTATTTGCATATTGTCACCACATCATATAATAAACATTATCGTAAGCTAATTGGTCCGCGTCTTCTTGCGTCATGTGCCGCGCTTCCAGAAAGAAATCTTCGTTATGCCATTCACCAACAAGCATTCGCGCCCATTTGCGGCGCTGGCGCTTATTGTGTCGCAGATCATCAAAAGCCTTTAACGCTTTATCATATGCTCTTACCAGGCGTTTACGGTTACTTTTCATTTTTCACCTCTCCTATTTCCCTGATCTCAATATTGCGTAAGCGGACGTCGCACGGCGTTTCAGATTTACCAGTAAGCACCAGCGCCAGGTTTTCAGGTGTCGTGTAAAGGATTATCTCTTTACCTGTGCTAAATTTAATTTCTATGCGGATCTCGTTTTCGTCACCGCACAATACACGGCTAATTGATAGGCCAGCTTTTTTCATTGCTCACCCCACCTTAACATCCAATTCACATCACATTTAATTGCGAATACTCTCACCGGATCAGTGCCGAATAATGGATGGGTGATAGTTTTCACTTCATACCCAAAATAAGGCAGGTTTATAATCCGGTGCGCTTCGTGGCTGGCTGGATACCCCAGCTTAATGATCAGGCGTTCATATTCCCGCCCTTCCAGGCGTTTACGCCAATAGTCATTGTAAAGCCTGTATTCTTCCACCTTCTTTCCCGCCCGGATGGCGTGGAAGTATTCACCTTTTAAATTCAAGTGTAAGTGTTTATTTGCCATCGCCATGATCCTGTAAACAGTCGTTATAACCTTCGATGTATCCGGTTAATCCTGTATTACTTACTGACCATTCAGCCGAACGGCGCTTGATGGCCTTGTCCATAGTCATTTCTTCGCCTGGTCCGCCTGGCTCAATGTATTTTCTTAAATCCCTTGCTATCCACGCCCTTAATTGTTGCGTATCACGACACAACCGCGCGGATAATGTCAGGTCATTAACCAGCTTTGCAAATATATGTTCCTTTAATTTAGGCTTCATTGTCGTTACTCCGTCCGTAAATATGAACTGGCTCAATTGGCACGGCTGGCAATTCACCATCATTTAACGCGCTTGCCATACCCAACACCAAACGCGCTTCTGCACCAGTGACTTTCTTACACCATGCGCCGCCTGTTTTATCTTCGAACAAGATAACGGCAAACTGATCGTTTATTTCTAACTTATCCATTATTCACCCCGCGTCACTCGTTTAATTTCGTTATCAGCCCGCGCCTCTTCTTTGAACAATTCAGCAATGGCGTCTTCATAGAAAACTCTGTATTTCTTCCACCATGTTGATCGGCTTACCGGAAAAACAAGCTGATTAACCGCCTGTCGGACAAGATCTACAGGGAAACGCGAGTAGCCGCGCCCGCCGCAGTGCTGGCACGTTTTGAATACTGGCATTTCCGCCGCTTCGCTGGCTGTTTTATCCGGTATCTCGCCACGCCCCTTGCATTGTTTACAATGATTGCGAACTTTTCCATGCCCCTTGCATTTTTTGCAAAGATGTTTTTCTCCGTAGTCGTCAAACGTAAATTTATATCCTCCGCACTCCATACAAGTTTTTTCCGTCGCGGCGCTCTGGCAATAATCCCGAAACGCGAAAACGGCAACAAGAATAATAAGATCATTGCGTTGTTCTTCATTTAATTCCATCACGTATTCGTAATCTTTCGCCATAGCTCTTAAACGCTCTGTAAGCAAAACTACGGCCCTGTGTTTTTCGGCTTGTGATAGTTCCATCTTCCCTAGAAAAGCGCTATAACCAAGCTCTACGCGCGATTGCGCCATACCAGCGGCGGTAAGCGCATCAGTAGTATTAAGTGCATCAGGTGATGTTCCCCGGCTTTCGTCTGATAATCGCGGTGATTTTGGGAAGTGGAATTTCAGAATGGATTCTAAATTCATTATTTCCCCCCGCAACGAGCAATAAGGCATTTACGATCAGAAATGGATTGCACCAGCTTTCTTTCAAACTCTTTCAGCGCAAGTAATTCGCGCATGTGGAAAGCCTGGATTTGTCGGACCGTCTCTAAATCACGTTCGTCGCGCTGAATATCTATTTGCAGATCTTTAACTTCGTTTTTCATTGCTCACTCCACATATTGGTCGCGTATTCGTCAATATCCGGTAGCAGGTCGCCGCGTTCGCGTACCTTGATAAACAATCGCCCGCCTTTTACCTTCCGGCAGCGTACAATTTTTATTGAGTCGATTTGTCCGTCGTCAGTCCAGAATCCGGCGTAAGTAAGGCTGTCAAAAAGGCATTTTGGGATATTATCCAGATCTCTGATCCGGTTATCCGGCGGCGCGGCATAAATGGCGATTGCCAGTCGGCAAGATAGGTTAATGTCTAAATTTAATAATTCGATGATGTCTTTTACTTGTTCCCGGTATTCCTTCCCCACTTTGCTGATATAGTGAAAACCGCGCGAATGTCGGTAATAGCGGTTATTCGATGGCGGGTAAGGCAGGCTAAAAGAATATTCATTCATGCTGCCTTTCTCCTTAAGGCGTCCAATTTCGCCTGATAGATTTTTATAATCTCTTTACATTCTTCGATCGTCCATTTATGCGTATCGTTGTTGTTCTCCAGCGCTTCCACCCTGGCGAGGCCAATTTTTCTAATCAGTGCAGGGCGATAAGCTGCTATGTTGCCGTCTAATGTCTGGTTGCAGTGCCTGCATTGGCGATGGCAGTTATCTTCGTTAAAACGAAGGTGCCCTGCGGCAGCAACCGTTCTATAGTGCCCGGCATCCCAGGAACACTGATCGCCGTAATAAGTCCCGCAAGATATACACGGCTGACCCGCGTCGCGTTCGCGGATATATGCATTAAATACCGCTTGCGCCTGCTTTAACCAATAACTACGCGGATTTAACTGTTTACGCTTCCGGTTGCGTTCTTCACGCTGGCTATCACGGCGTTTCTTCCGCTCCATAGCCTTCATAGCCTTCTCACGGTCGCGACATAGCTGATCAAACTTCAGTTCTTCCAGACATTCATCGCTGCACCACGTTTGATTGTGATATTTAGGCTCAAAAAAAACGCCGCAGCATTTGCAACGGCGTCTTATGGGTTTTTTAGGGTTTTGCATAAAAACCACCCCGATTATTTTTGATTCTCTGTTTCGTTCAGCCTTTCGGCGTGTCCGGCCCTTAGCCAATGATCTAAGCATTCGTTGCACTCGTTACAGCCTCCTTTCTTCGTGCTGCATACATTGCACATTGCACGCATGACGCTTTCTCGTTCATAGTCGTCATGCCATTGGTAATCATCAAAAGACATAATGCTCTCTCCTTTTCAGGTGATTTCTACGCATTTCAGCGCTGCCGGATTTTTAAAGAGCATTTTGTTTGCTTGAAGTATACAAAATGGATACGACAGAACAAGGCGAAAAGCGCCATTATGTGATCCATATCACGCAATGACGCCATTTTGTAAACTTTAGTCCGGTAAAACGCGGTTAAGCGTAGTCCGCGTGATGGCCCGGTCGTTAGCCAAGAATACAGACCGGGCAAAGCCACGCGGCGTTAGTGAGCGGATCATCTTAGTGCGTTTCGATTTTCCGCCCAACTTCGCGTGCTGCTTACTGTCTTCCCATTCATCCGGCATCGGTACAGGCCGGAATAGCGGCTGATTAAATCCATTCCCACACCAGATACATGTTTTCTTCGTGTAAGCGTCGCGGGCGGCTATGTATTCCGGGAAAGCGGGATGTTCATCATCTTCCGGCAGGTAGCCACCGTAAGCGCACGGATTGAAGATGAAATCCGGTTTACGCCATAACGTTGACAGTGCGCCTACCGGATTTTCCACCATCCACGGGACGTGATACATATCAGCCAGCGTTTCTACCAGTTTTGCGTTGTATGCCGCTTTCACCTGAAAATCAGGATCTTTTTCACGCTTGCTGGCAAACCAACGAGCGCCTGACACGGCGAGATGGTCGCATGGCGGAAAGGCCAGGATAATGTCAGGATCTGGATAAACAGACAATTCAGGGGAGAACATTACCAGGAAATGGCTGTCAATCCAGACATTGACATATTCAATATTTGGATGAATTATTTTTACCCCGTCATAATCCCCGTGATTAGCGCCGTCATAGTTGAAGCAATAACATTTATAACCAGCGTCCGCCCAATCTTTAACGGCGTACCCGCTGCCGTCATACAGCGACCAGATAACCCAATTTCTAAGCCCGCTCATTTTCTACCCTCAAACGTGAAATAGCGTCGCATGATGATAGTAATCACCGTTACCGCTGCCATTTTTGAGATGAATTGCATAGCTGATATTTCCGGCATAAACGCCATAAACGATAGCGTAGGAAAAATTAACGCATCACCAATGGCGGACGCTATATTTGCAGGCCAACGTTTAGAATCAAAGCCACCAGGCAAAACCCGGTAAACGCCGCCAGAAATAAGTGCACCGGAAACAACCGCAACGAATGACGCGATCGCCACCATTCCGGCGTCGTAATTTATCAGCACCGTGATTGCGCCAGCGGCGGCGCATGTTGTAGCCGACCATTTCAGGCCGCCGTCATATAACAGGAGGTCACGGATCATCATATTGACACACACGGCGGCTACCGTGGTGATCGGAATTACCCACGGGCCGCAATGATTAACAATAAGATTGATGATCACAAAAACGGCGACATAAACGCAGGCTAATAACCTGTCAATTGTCACCCTTTCCATTTTTATGATACCACGCCGCGCGTAATAGCGATTCGTTGTCAAACTTCACATCAAGCCGATTAGTAATCTCACCACCGTTAAACATCACAGGTGGGATTGTCCCCGGTACAATAGATGGTTCTGGTCCGGCAAGGTCAGCAAAAGTTTTCTTCAATCCACCGATAGGGAGATCAAAAACGCCCTGTTTTTTCTTTTGCTCTTCCTCCCGCTCCGTTAATATTTGTTCGGCCTTAAGCGCGTTATAAGCAATAAGGTCTATAAGAGTGTCGAGCGGATCAGTTCCATTAGCGAGAATAGCCCCTAAACGCGCTTCCTTGAGGCAAATCATTAGATCCCATACATCAAGCTGGGTCAAATTTGCATTCATCTTAGCGTTGAAAATAGCCGCTATTTTTGGCGCTGATTTTTCTTCTTTTCGATCGTATCCGTTTTGTTCCCCTCTTGCCTCGATAGTTTCAGCCGCAAGTCTCAGCAATTCAGCCGCTTTACTCATTTTCTGCACCTCTTGCATATAGCTCTTTACGTGTTATCTGCGTGAAAATACATTCATGTCTGCACCGTGGATGCCAGATCAAAAACAAGCTACCCTTATTGTTTCCGCTTGCTGGTTTCCCTGTCGCAGCATTGATAAACGCCAGCCGCCCGCGCGTGATTAATCGGCATTCGTTTGCCGTCTCCACGCCGTTCATAAACCAGCCAACAGAGATATCAGCGGGCAACAACATTACACAGCCAATATGATTTCGGTGATGTTCCATCGCTGCCTTATCAACGAATGGCCCCGGATTAGAATATGGCGGATTCATCCAGACATACTCACCAGGCATTGCCACCGCTCCCCACGGATAATGCAGCGTGTCCATTTCTTCGGTTATATATCGCGGGATTAATGCGTTTGCCTTGTTTGCCGCCACGTCCGCGACGAATTCGAATTCACGATCCATTCCTCTAAAAACGGGGTTTGGCGTTTGCCATAAGTCCTTTATTTCTTTCGGCGTATGGCTGCCGCCGTAATCATTTTTCATTACGCCCCCTTAGAAATAATCCTGATCTGTTCCCCAGCGGTTATTCAGATACCCCACCAACCACACAAAACGCTCAATACTGATTAGCGGGGCGACCTTGCGATAATGCTTGTCTAATATCAGCCGCGTAGCTTTATCGCTGTAGCCGTTTCTTTCTACCTCTGCTTTGCAGGCAGAAAGCGCCGCACGCGCGGCAGTTTTTACGGCGTTGAATTGCGGCTCTGACAGGTTGAATAAAGCCATTTTATAAATCATCAGTTGAATCAGCGAAAAAGAACCCGATAAATACGCTGGCAGCAATAATAATCCTTAACATATAAAGCGCATCATCAGGTGATGGCATTTCTGGTAGTTCCCATGTAACAAAAGACACGCCGCACAAAATTCCAATAAAAACAGTGGCTATACATGAAAATACGAAAAAAGAACAGAACAACCAGCCAACGATGAAATCAACAAGTGCACGCATCATTTTAAACGTCCTCAATCACTCCGCCTTTCACGCGCTCCTTAATGTCCCACGTATGCGGTTTACATAACTCATGGTAATAGTGATCCGGTCTGCTGCCGAAATACCATTTACCTTCTATATAAAAATAAACGCCCGAAAATATTCCGGGCGCTGCCTTTGTTGCTGATTCTGGAATTTTCCATTCCCTATATTGTTTAAATTTCATGAACTTTCAAATAACCTCTTCTGAATGCTTTGATGTAAAGACCTAGCCTTCTTATATACTGAACACCATCAATAATGCGAACCATGTAAACTGCACCGTTTTCGTCAGACACGAAACGACAACCAAAGCCGAGACCGACTAACTTCAGGTTGTCAGGTATTCTATAATCAGTTTTCTGTTCCATGTTTCACCTCATGTGATATTCAATAAACCACCTGATAAACAGGCATAAGGCAATAAAACCCCAGCAACAGCACATATAAAACAATGTATCGTCCATAATTAAGCCTCAATAACACCGTAATCAAACGTGCCTAAATACCGTTCTATACTTACAACCTCAATACCATCAATACACCGTTTCCACACAGACACCTGGCTTTCATTTTCTCTGAAGTGCATATTAGAAAGCACTTCATCGGCTGGATAGCCTTTCCCGGCGACGTAGGCATCGTGACCTACGCCACCTTCTACGCAATAAAGCATCAATTCGCGTTCCATTTTTGCTTCCTCCGCACCGTAAACCTTTTGATTTCGGCTTACAAAACGGATATGCGATCACAATACAAAATGTATATTTATATGATCGGAATCACTCGGTTAATGCAGTACACGCTTTCCCTGTTCAGGCATCGGCTGTGCGTTTTTCCGTGCATCATTAAGCACAGCGATAGCCGCCTGTACACCGAAATCATTTGCGCGCATATCATTGCCAACCATTTCACCGTAAAACAGCGGCATAAACGCTTTTACTTCTTCTTCTTTGTGGCCTTCCTCAATGCATTTCTGCAACATCTTAACTTCAAAGATGTTTTTCATCAGGCCGCGCATAGAATGCAGTGAAACACTACCAAGCTGATCCTTGTTCAACGGGAAAATAACAGCACTTCCGAATGCGAGCGGATCAACCTCTTCCGGCACTGGTACGCGTCCGAATTCTTCCTCCATGCGCTTCACAAAAGTAAGAGAGAATACATAACGCGCTACCGATGTTTTTTCTTCCATACTTAAAGACACGTAATCGCGGATTGACGCATCCATCACAATATCAACAACCTGTAGCGCCAGATTCAAATCAGCGTCATACGCGCCAGCTTCCATATCTTTCAATACTTCGTGATAATCTTTAATTTCCACTTCGTGAAAGTTTGCATCATCTGTATAGCGAGTGATTAACATGCCTTCATTACCGAGAGAGTAAGCTGTTTTGATGTCGTTCATGATATTTATCCTTTTATAGTGGGTGATGCCATTTCATTTCTGTTTCTGAATTAAACGGGTTTCCTTCGCTTGAAAGGAATAAATCACGCTCCCGTTTCAGTTCTTCCGGACTTATTTCTATTTCATCAATCTGACCGAACGATCCTGGCATCATTCGTTTTAAATCAGATAGCGGACGCATAAGGCCGCAACCGCGTAACAGCATATCGACCGCGAATTGCCGCCGACCGCCAGCGTCATTGAAGCGCCGCGCCCAGGGCACAACCACGATCCGGCGTTCGAATTCGATAAATAGTGATAGCTTGTTTGTTTCGCTATCATATGCTTTATGGAATTTAATTTTCATTTAACACCTCGACGTATTGCTCAAGATGCCATTTACCAACTTCATCCATGTTTTCGTCGTATATAATGACCTCTCCGCCTTGCCTGAATCTGAAAGCAGTAGCTGTAAATTCACGGCCCCACCACGCCTTTAAGCGCTCCCCGCCTTTCAGGTGTTTAACCTTTACTTCTTTTATAGCCATACGCCAAACATCCCATTCAGTCCGGCGAACAATTTCCGCCAGTGGTTTTCAACATAAGCCCGGAACGGCTTAACGCGAACATTGCGGGCCTTCAGTTCAATCTTGTCGAAGAAACGCGGCTCTATAATTGTTCCGTCCAGATATTTAACCAGGATCGGGCGCTCAAGATCGTTATATGTCTTGTTAAGCACAACCAGACCAGGGTCACTACGATATTCAGGCAAAACAACAAGATCGCCCTCTTTTGCATTCCAAGTAACCATCACATCAACCCCTTACCAATAAAAGCCAATACCGCAGCAAGTGCTCCACAAAACACAACCGTAAACAGGAAACAAATAACGCAAAACGCGACAGTCACAATATCCTTACCGACTTTCATGATTAACCTCACATATTAGTAATCAGTTTTATGATCGCTACCGTGATATAAAGAGAAGCAGCAAGATAAGCAACAGCTATTGCAACTCCAGCGGATAACGCTGCTATTTTGATTATGTTCATTTTTCAGCCTCCGCAATAAATCTATCCAACCATTTATTATTCGCCAGGCGTTCGGCATCTTCGCCAAATGATTTACGATCGCTTAATTCCTGTCGAGTAGGGAAAGGCCATTTATCAACCCAGCCCGCAGACGTTTCGAATTCATAGTTGCCGCCGCCGAAATCAACAAATACATCACTATCATCAAGGCTTTCCGCAGTTCTCTGAAAACCTCTACCGTTATTTTCGCTTAATGTTGTAGCTGTCATGATTAACACCTCATTAATCGTTAATAACATGGCCCATACGCCCGCGATATTTGCGCATACGTGGATCGACATATTCAGGCCAATGCATATCATCAGCTTTCTGTAGTGGGTAAAAACTTGCCTGCCAGTTGTCGAACCATATTTGCTTTGCGTACAGGTCACTAAATCTTTTTGCCATCCGATCCGCTGCCGTGCCGCATAAAAAAAGCCCATGATCGATTTGATCACGGGCTTCTTTTAATACTTGCTCTTTTGTTCGTGGTGGCGGTGGCGCTTTTAAATAATCACCCATCGCTAACCTATTTAATCAGAACGGGATATCGTCATCGAAGTCCATCGGCGGCGGATTATTCCCGTTATTATTCTGCTGCGGCGGTGGCGCTTTCTGCTGCTGGCCCTGTTGGTTAACGTTCATAAATTCGAATTCGTTAACCGCCACTTTAACCGCCCTCCCTTTTGTGCCGTCGTTCCGGTCATATTGCCGAACATCCAGGCGACCGCTTACAACAATTTTTCCACCCTTGCGGATATGTGGCGCTAATTTTTCCGCACGCTCGCCAAATACCAGACAAGTGATCCACATTACCCGCTTATTATCGCCGTAGCCATTCGTTACAGCTAACGGAAAACTACCAATCGCTTTCCCGCTCGGCGTGTAGCGAACCTCCATATCATTACCGATATTCCCGCCCAGCGTGATTGAATTTAAACTCATTAACCCATCTCCCCGTTAAGCTCTGCTACCCGGATGTCATAAACATCTTTTGCCTTAATTCGATGTTCCGATCCTTCCGGTAGTAATTTCCAGCATTTGCCAAATATTTCACGCAGCTTGTTAGCGTCCTGCGCTTTCGCTGCTGCATCACAGAAACGTGCTAATACTTCATCAGGATTTGGCGGCGCTTTCTTCTGCTGCGGTTGTTGTTTTGGTGGGTTTTTCTGTTGTCGCGGCTGCTGGCCTGTCTGCTTCGCGTAAGCATCAGTATCAGGATCGCGAGCATCATCTATACAGAATAAACCGTTCAAAGCATATTTACGCGCGTAACTTGATGTTGCTCCTGTTAGCTGGCTGGCGTCCATACCCTTCTTGCTTTCTTCCTCCCTGGCATAAGCAGTTACCGCTATTACGTCTTCACCATCGCTTAGCGTCGCCGTAGCTTTCACATAATAGCGATTGCCGATCAGGACAATTTCATCACTAACAGTCAGCGTGATATTTTGAAGCAGTGGTTTAACCGCCTCTAAAATATCCTCCGCCGACCTGTAGTTATATCCACCAAAATTATTACGCTGATTTTTCGGCGCGTTCAGCGTTTGCTGAATCGTCCATAGCTTTTTATGTAACTCTGTTTTCACTATTTAATCTCCCGTGCTGTTAACACTACGTATAAGGCTTTATTCGCGGCGCTCCACATTTCGGCATCATGAAGCATTTCCGCTACCGCCAGTTTGAATTGAAGCGCCTGAATAACCATAATGTCACCTCCGGATGTTTACATTTTGTATTAATGGTAGCGGACTTTATCCAGGGGTTTTTCCCCTAAATGGCGTGGTTGCGTTGCGTGGTAGTAGCTGCCGCTTTCATTTTCCGTATACCATTTTACTGATCCTTTGCGACGTTCTTTAATGCTATTTGGTTTGCATCTTTCCTCGTTTGCAAATCGAATAGCTTTATCCACATTGTCTGTTTTATTGATTGCAGGTGATGATTTTCTTTCGTTTTCTCTTTTTATCCTTCTGCGTTCCCTGGCATTCATTTTGCTATCACATTTGCCATACATAATTGTAACGCTCATAATCTGATCTCCGTATATCCTTGATGAAACTTAATAAAAATCATCTTCGTTAATTGCCGCACTTCCAGCGGCTGACCAGATTGTTAATGAGCGGCTTAACATCTTTCAACTAATCCCGCAATCATCGCCGTTCCCGGCGTGACCTTGCTCACTCCAAGCAAGCTGACTCGTCGCCTTGCGTGCGGTTTCGTGGGGGATGTAACGCTTTAAACACCCCATGCGCCTTGTTATCAGTGCCGCTTTCGGTCCCCCATCGGGGATTTACTCCACGGTTGACAAGGTGTTAAGCCTGATTTTTAAAGTGCCAGGAAGTTGCTTTTTGTTACCTGCGCCCTTCCTTTGACTCGCAATATACGCCCTGTAAAACACCGAGTCAATCCATTTTGTATA